AACTACTCTATATCTAAGTTCGTAATAAGGTTTACCGCCAATCTCTTCAACTATTACATTGATACTCTCGACTTTTATTTTTTCTTGTGTAGCACTCGGTACTGATTCTAATGTTTTTTCATTATCCATCTCTTGCACCTCTTTCATTTTATGCTCCTTTTCTGTATTTGCTCCGTATATTCTGTAACCCTAATCTTCTCTCCACAAATCGGGCATTCTACAAAGTTCCCAAGCTCATTCATTCCAACCTGGATGTTTGTAACATCTTCTTTCTCGCAAGTAATTCCGATTCCACATGCATCACATTTCCCCTGGTATTTAATCTTACTGATAATCCGTATCATTTTGCACCTCACATCACCTGTATTAAGAGTTCCTTCATGAGTCGTCCTCTTACACTTTTCACGATCTCCAAGTTGCATCTGGTACAGTCTTCCATCCCGTTTTCTTCCAGATACGTCTGGAGATCTTCCAATGCGGTGATTGTATTTTCAACCTCCATCTTTGTTAGATTTATAAACATCTTCTTACTCTCCTTTTAACGTCCCCAGCACATTCACACCGACTTCTTTCTCCAGCTCCTCATTCATCAGCTGAAAATATTCTTCGTCCTTCTGCGCAAAATGCATCTGGTGTAAAACAAATTCCAGATATTTCAAAACTCCCTTTCTCTTGCAATGATAGTTCCGGTACAAATAATCTACACTGATCAGCAAGAAGCAGTTCATTGCCTCTGCTGTGTGTTTGTCCAGTTCCTTCTGACGTTCCTTTTGGAACTCCGGACTATCCATGATCTCTTTGATCTGCTTTCGGAGCTTATGTTTCTTTAACTGCTTATCTGCCCAACTCATTCATAAAATCCTTTCATCTTCCGCTTTGACACTGCATCGCCCTTTTGATACACACTGCATTCTTCCACGGAACACCCCCTGCTGTGTCCTGTTATCTCGATATAGGAACATCCGGCTCCCTTCGCATTATATCCTGTCGTCCGGAACTTGCAGGTCTTACATTTGTGCCGGTCCGCATTACTAGCTGTCTTATTCTCCAACTTTGGTTTCTTGCACTTATCCGGATTCAGCCAGGAATACACGGTACTGTATTTTGCATCGATCATTCTTGCGATCTCCGCAGCACCTTTTCCTTCTTTTGCCAGTTCCAGGGCTTTCTCCCTTTTATGTTCTGCCGGAATCACTTCTGGATCCGGCTCTGTGAGGGGGGGGTGGTACTTCCGTCCTTCTCCGTTGTCCCTGCCGGTGCTACTTCCGCACTGCAGTTTTCTGGTCTGTTCTGCTCTACCATTTCAGCTACTGCCTGTGCAAATTCCGGATTGTGATATGCCGGAACGTTTACCAGAAAATGATTTTCTTCCTGTTCCAGGATGTCCGACAATAACCGAACATCCATGCTTCCGTCCTCTTTCGTCCATAATACTGTCACTGGTTTCCCTTTTATGTAATCTGCCAATGCCTCTTTTAATGTCTTTTCTATCAGCATATTTCTTTTTCCTCCCAGTAC